AGTTAATGATAGGACCTGCAGGGTGATTCAGTTCACCTACTGCACGCTGGGTTTTCACCTGTTCCTTATCATACTTAGAAACTGCTGATTCCAAAATTGCTTTTGGATAAATTCTTCCATTGCGGTTCTTCTGTTCCGCCTGGGCAAAGATACCTTCAATGATATAGTTCTTACCGCCGCCTTCTTTAGCTTCGACGATGTAAGAAACCTCTTCTGTATGCTCTGTAATCAGTTTCATTTGAATCTACCTTTTACCCATCATGCTGCCAAATTGCTTAGCAGCTCTCATTGCTTCTTTTTCAGTGCGCAGAGTATCGACCACCTGGTTGTCAAACATTACGTTGAACTTACCTTGGGCGTCTTTAGTTACCATAGTCTCTCCACCCTTCATGTCAAAGACCTTAAGGATCTTGTGACCTTTAGGAGAAATGTTTTTGGCAAACTCTTTAAAGCTCTGCATCTTCTTCTTCTACTTCTTCTGGCTCGACAACATCGTCTTCAAGCTCTACGTCTTCTTCTTCAGGATCAACGTCATTGTATACTTGGTTAGCGATCATAGCCTTATGTGATTCGAGGCGATCTGCTAATCGTGTGTTAATCATGTCAGAGAATTGCTTCTCTGCTTCAACAAAGTTCTTATTTGCTACATTATCTAAAAAATCACCAATGTTCTCAACCATAGAAAAAGTCCTTATAATCCTAATTGTAATATATTTATAATAATTTTGTTTTTAATATCAAATGTCTGGCTCTTGATCTGGATCCGGAATGTCACCATCCTTCTTTTCCTGATCAATCTGATCCTTCATAGTTTTGATATCGTCATCAGTCAACATCAATACATTCTTCTGTGCCCATTCTTTAGAGTAGAAAGTACCTAAGTATGGTTCAATCTGCTGAAGCATACCAACACGCTCTCTCAGCATTTCGGTCTCTTTAAGTTCAGAGAAATAGTTGTCGGTAATGTAATCTACGTACAGATCACCCTTCCACTCTTGCCAGTCTTCTTCTGTAATGATTCCTTTTAATATCAATTGCTTCTTCAGAACATTATAGAACAGATCAGAGAATCTACGGCGGAGTCTGTTAACAAACTTCTGGAACTTATACTCATCTCTAGTAATTTCAGAGCTACGTCCTAAAAGACCGCCTGCTTGATCCTCAGGATTCAATCTGCTAGTAGGTACGTTAAGTGCCTTATAAAGCTTTTTCTGGAAGTAGAGAATATCCTCAATTTGCCCTAAGTTCTCACCACCAGGCAATGTACTAATCTCTGTGCCTCGTCCGCCTTCACGTCTTGGTAGCCAGAAGTCTTCCAGCATCGACATATGTTTGGAATCATTCTTGAGGTCACCGGTGTTAGCATCGTATACCAGCTTATTACGATACTTTGCCATAATATCTTTAAGGTACTGTTCAGCCTTACCTCTCGGCAAGTTACCTACGTCGATATAAAAGATACGACGCTCAGGTGCTCTAGCCAATCTGTAGATAACTAAAGCATCTTCCATCATGCGTAACTGGTTAACAGGTTTTAGAGCTTTATGAAGATACGAAACTACTTTTCTACGACTAGAATCTAGCAATCCGCTAGTTACATAGCTGATAGCATCTGGAGAGATCTTAACAGCATTCTTATTATTAGACCCACCAACATAGTTAGTACTTCCACCTGACTTATCCTCGGTGTAGATAAAGTACTCATTTACCTTCTTGACAATGTTTGCACCGGTAACAGGATCTTTTTCCTTCTTTACCTCTTTTACCTTACGGATCTTAAGTGCATCAATCGGACGGATCTCTTGAATGCCTTCCTGAGGTCTCTTTGGATCTACGACCAAGTGGTGATAGATTCTTCCATCTACGTAGTATCTACGGAAAATGTCATGCGCATAGTTCTGGAAGTCCAGCATTGCAGCAACATTATCGAATTCTTCTTTAATCTGCTTCTTAATAGAATCAGTAACTTTCACATTGTCCATGTTCAGTTCTACCAAGTCGTCTTCACCTGAGATAACCTCATTGACAATGTCTTCTACAGCAGCGTCCACTTCAGGATGCATAGCGATCATTCTATACTTCTTGATTAGATCCTTATCATCCTTAGCTTGGTCACCACTAAGATCTACGAAAGATCCATAGTGACTACCGGCAGCAGTAATATATCCTGCGCCATCATCATCTAAGGGCGGAACAATAGATGGAAGCTGCTCTTTTTCTTTTTCTCTTCGGGCTCTTTTAATCTCCAAGCCAAAGAGTTTTAAACTATCGTCTGCCAAAACACTTTCTCCAAAAATGAGAGTAGGGGAAAGCCTATTCTCTCCCCTACTTTATTTATTACACCTTAATTGGTGGTGTTAGATTCCCAGTACTGAACCTGGAAGGTTACAGAGAATTCTTCAATTGCTGCGGCAGGATCGTATGACAGATCAATTGGAGAAATATCGGTTGGGAAACAACCACGGAAGTTGTAGGTTTTCAGGACACTTGCATCACGGTCTAACTGTTCGATTACCAGATCAGCCTGGTAATCAATAGGGTTAGTAAGACCAGTGTTAAGCGAGTGAGCATTGATCCCATTCATCCAACGTTCCATAGCATTACGAACGTTGAAGTCGGTGTCGTTAATGATGGTTGCTGTCCATACGTCAAACGTACGATCACCAGCAATCTTCAGTTCACGACCCCGGAATGGTACAATGATTTCCTGCATAATAGAGCCAGGAAGCTGAGCTGCCCGACACATAAACGATGTGAGTTCTACATCCCCTGCAGCATACCCTGGAAAGTTGATCGTTGCCTTGAATAGATTAGGTCTAGCACCGCCACCTTTCAGTTTTGCCTTGAAGTCATCGACTCCTAAAATAGCCATTGCTTATATCTCCTTAGTTAAGCGGTTTAGAATGACAGACCAACTACTTCTTCAAAGTCAACACCGGTACGAGTAGCTACAAAGTTCAGAGTAATGTAGTTAATCGAGCGAGCTGGCTTAATGAAGATAGTAGCAACGAATTCATTGCGATCAATGATTTCTGGAGTGTTGTTAGTAGTATCGCAAACCACACGGAAGTCGGTAATACCACGACGCCCCTTTACCTCTCTGAGGAATGGCTCAACGATGTTAACAAACTGTGCTCTGGTGAACTCATCGTTGAATTCAAAGAGTACAGATTTAGCAGCTTCAGAAATTGCTCTTTCCAGAGTCAGGAACAAACGACGTACGTTAATACGATCGAATGCCGATGGACGGTTCTGCATGGTCTTATCACCATAAAGAACAATTCCTGATCCAGGAATATTAGTAATCGGATTGATACCTGCTTTGTATAGGGTATCTCTCTCAGCCTTGTTAGGAGAGGTTAAGATATCTGTTACACCAAAGTATCTACCCCTAGTAATACCCGCTGGAGAGAACCATGGAGCATTGGTATAATCGGTTTGAGCCATCAGACCCGCAGTCGAAGAGTTGGCAGGAATCCGAATATACTTATCATTGTACTTATCAAATACATTGAGGTAGTTGTTATCCATGAATAAGTAATTGCTTTGAGTGAGACCCTGTGCAAAAGATACTGTATCGTTAACTGGAGCTGTAGATAAGATTTTTTCTAAAGGTGGAGAAGCAACTACTACACAATCTTTACGAGTTTGCTCTGCAGTAGCAACCATATCGTTAATAATTGTTCTATTGTCAGAATCTGCAAAACTGCTATTATTGAGAGGAGGAGCAATTAAGAAATCTACCGTATAAGCATCAACATCATCAATAGTGTCGAATCCGGAAGAATAATTAGCTACGGATAAATCTGTAGGAGTAGCTCCGTTTCTTAAAACTTTAGTTTTTACGGTTTCATTTCCTGGAGCTAATGTGTAAACGGTAGTCTCATCAATTGCATCACCTCCGATACTGTTAACCCCATAGAAAGAACTATCAATATTATCTGCTGCTACCAACCAAACGTAATTAGACTGGTTGTTAATTACGTCTGCAATGTAATTTGTAGATCCATCAGGATTCTTTGCATTAGATGCCAGAGATACGTACGGATACGTTTCTAGTACTGCATCTTTTGTTCCTGTGAATGCTCCATCTTTATCGATAATGGCCACGTGGATTTCATCATCTACACCGCCTAATTGGCTGACGAAAGAAGATGTCCCGGGAGCAGAGTTGAATTCCCCACTAACAGCTACTGACCAACTGTTAAAAGCTGAATCATTAGGACTTACAGGACATAATTGAATTTCAATAGAATTTCCGAGCTCGCCATGATACTTAGCGATGAATCCGTGCAAATCACTATCCAAGGCTGCTCGCTGAGAATTAAAGTCGTCCAGATTTTTAATATCTACTGAAGTTCTATTAGAACCAGTAAAGTCATCTGAATCGTATGCATTTGCTCCGCTATCTCCATCTCCTCGAATTACCATTAAAGAGCTGGAATACTTAGTAAAGTAAGCAGCAGTATGGAAATCAACAGAAGTGGAATTACTTGGAGAAGCAAACTTACTTACTAAAGTTGATTCGTTATCAACTAAAGTTGGTGTTTCTACGGGTCCCCAGCGGAAATTGCCCACGTAAGCACCAGTCGAAGTGGCTACGTTAGGTACAATACCAGTAAGATCGATCTCACGGGTAACTACGGCTGGAGACTGCGAAGGCGTGAAGAATGCCATTTCGTCTTCCTTTTTTCATTTGAATTAAATTATAAGGTAAACATAATAAGTTATTTCAACCATATGAATATTTATAAGAATTTAGTTTTAGAACAATTCAGTACGCTCTGCCACTTCCCACGTATCATTACCGATTCTTTCCCTAACTGGTTCATCTTTCCCGTTGTCGACAAATCCAAATGGAACTACTTCGTCTTCGATCTGTTTCATCTTTTCTTCATACAGCATCTGCTTCAGATTAATATCAGTATTATCTACGAAAGACTGACTGCCAACATACCAGGCAAACATGACTAAGTTCATTACTAAGTCATCATGGTTACCATCCGAAGCTTCGAATGAGTTACCTTTTGCTTCAAACGTAGAGCACTCAGAGATAGTATTCATGTCAACTAGATGTAATCTTTTTTCCTCGATCAAATCTTTTAGGTTAGAGCAGCCGATTCTCTTAATCTTACGATTCATGGTAACACCAATCGAGTTTGCCTTAATCATGGACTCTACGTGGGTGTTCTCGTATTCCAGATCGTAGTACAATCCATTTGCCACTACTGATCCTGCATCGTTGGATTCGACAATGACATAGGCATCATTGTACTTCTTTGCCCACTTCTGGATAATATCGGGAAATAAAATTGGTGATATTAAGTTGTTTCTATAGCATGCGACCTGCCTGAATGGCCTGCTAGTGATGTCTATAATGTTAAAAGTCGAATAATCCAGTCCTCTACCCTTAGCTACGTCAACCGTCATGACATAATCATAGTTAGCTTTAGGGTTACAGTAAACACTAACTTCACTATTTTCAATAGGACTTTCTGCTTTCATGTTCAATAGTGCATCTGCAGAGATAAGAGTATTACCTGTGCCGAAGAATGTGTTACCAAACTCTTGTTGAAACTGAAGCTCTGATGTGTTGGCAACAGTTTGACGTTTCCATTCTTCATCACGTCCTGGTACGTCCCACCAGTCTACCCTAAAAGGTCTATAGTCATTTGTTTCTTGAACTGCACCTTCCCAGAGCTTATGAAACTGATTACCGATACCGTTAGCTGTAGAGGTTACAATAACTCTAGAACCTTTAGCAGCTGTAATAACAGGATAGGTAGAAGTATAGAAAGTTGCAGCGTCTTCTACAAATGCAAACTCGTCCAAGAAGAGTAGGTTAACAGACAAACCACGAATAGACGAACCGGAAGTTGCTGATGCGATAATACGAGAGTTGTTACTAAATTCAATAGAACCTTTGTTTAGTGCCTTGGTACCAGGCTGTAGGAAGAATGGTACGTTTTCCAGCGCAAGAGTAATACGAGAAAGCATCTCGCGGGCTGTAGCTCCTTTGTTAGCCAGTACTGCAATAGTTTTTTCTGAATGGAAAAGTGCATACCATAGAATGTACATACACGAACTAATAGACTTACCAGACTGACGACAGGCCAGTACAATCGAGAATCTATTATTCTGGAAGTGATCAAACATTTCTTTCTGGTAAGGGTATAGCTTGAAAGGAACTAGACCTTTATCTAGGTGAATAACTTTACCATATTTCTCGGCAAAGTATACTGGATCTTTCATACATCTCCGGTATTCAACAATGTCCTCTTTAGTCCATCCCTGTTCAACACCATCTCTTTTTACTTGGGCATTACCAAGATAGGTTTGTTTTTCATTCATTTTTTATAAATCTTTTTGCTAGTTTGTGGAGTACATAGAACCAGATCCCGTTAATGATGGGTTCTACAATAGCATCTATAGCCGCTAACTCCATAGCTGCACCTGTAATTAACCAGTTGCAGATCGTGGCAATAAAGATATGCCCTATAGTATAAATGATTGCTAATGCAATGCTTGACTCACCGATGAGTCTTTTAAGGAGCTTAAATATCCCCTTGGTCAATTCCGTCATAATCATGGTCAATCACCTTCTCTCCATCTCCACGCAGCATCTTCTGTAACTCTGCTGTGGATCCTACAAATACATTTTGAGTAAGAGCTCTTTGTTCCTCTGGCGCACCTTTTGCCTGAGTTACATTAATATCTTGATTTTTCTTATGCATCGCCAGCAAGGCGTGTGCATTTTCTGATTGTTGCTTAATCATGCCAGTCAAGACTTCGATAGCACGAGGATGCTGCATTTCATCAGCAACATCTCTGGCAAGCTGAAGACCATCCTCTCCCTGTATTAAAAGCGTTCGAAGAGTGGACCGGACAAGATCTAGATCTTCGTCATAGCTAGAATGTACGCTTTCCGGTACATCCTTCTTAGGTACTATATTACTCATAAGCTATCTCCATTACCAGGATTCAATATAGAAATAGTATAATCTGTTACGCTATCTAAGGACTCAGCATCGAGCGGAAACGGCTCAACAATAATTCTTTCCATGATATCATCTGTCTGTCTAGGATCCACTTCGTCAGTAACATCTGGATCTCTAAAGTCCACAATAGCCTTACGGATGATACCAGACGAAGAGATGGGACCATAGAACGCAGTCTTCATTTCAAAGTCAAGAGTATAGATAATGGTTCTTCTGTTTTCTAACTGCCCTTCATAATCATCAG